TTTAATGTATAAATATATTTTGACCAAGTTTTATTTTGACTAAGTTTTATTTAGAATATTTACTTTTCTTCCAATATTAAGATTTCTAATTGTATTATACATTTATATATAATATATTATTAGTTAAAATAAATTATTTTTTTAAGATAATAAATTCAATAAGGTTGTATAAATGTAAATATTTTTAAATAGTAATTTAAATTTACGCATTAAAGTAAAATATTATAGTAGTATTATAAAATGAGCAGCATAAAAGCAGTATTATTTGGTTTAAATTATATAAATCAAAAATATGAATTAAGTGGATGTATAAATGATGTAAATTTAATGAATAATTGTTTAAAGAATTATTTAAATGTACCCGAAACTAATATTTCAATTTTTCATGATAATACAGAAATAAAGCCAAATAGTGATAATATGATAAGAATATTAACAGATGCTATAGATGAAGTAAACAATAATTCTAATTTAAAAACTTTATGGATACATTATTCAGGTCATGGGTCATATATAAATGATCATAATGATGATGAAGAATATATGGAAATAGATGGATTATTATATTACGGTTATGATGAAGTTTTATGTCCATTGTCGGGAAAGTATATAAAAGATGATGATTTGAATCTAATATTTTCAAAGTTAAACGAAGATAAGAAATTGGTATGTGTATTTGATTGTTGCCATAGTGGTACGGCACTAGATTTACCTTATAGATATGACTATAATAAGAATATTTGTGTAGAAGAAAAAAATAAAAATTTAATTAAATGTGATGCCATATTATTATCAGGAGCTAAAGATTCTCAAACAGCTGCGGATGCACCTGGATTATCAAGTAAATATTTATATACAGGCGCATTTACAACGTCAATATTAAAAGCGTGTGAAAATGAAGTAACAGTATCATTAGACAAGATAATTGATTATGCAGCTAACTACTTAAAAGATAATGGATTTTGGCAAATACCAGTAGTAACATCATCCCGAAATATAACACTCAAAACAGAATTTATGAGTTCAAATTATAGAAAAAATATAAATGCTAAAATAAGATATTATGAAAAATATATAAATTTATGTGATCATTATTATATAATTTATAAAGATGAAGTTTATAAAAAATACAAGGAATATTTTATTAGAAGGAAAAATAGTTATATATTATCATTAGTTTAGAGTTTTATTTTTTAATATTTCTAATAATATTAGAAAGTCTTTCTATTTCTTGATTTTTTTCATCAATAATTTTTTCTTGTTTATCTTTTAACTGTCTATTAGATAATATTTTAAAAAAGGCAGTTTCAAATATAGGTTCTTGATCAGGATCCTCATTATTTTGATCCCAATGGTATCTTTGTACAGACCAACTAAATGTTCCATTTGATAAAATAACATATTTTTTATGTATTTTAGTTAACAAACCTCCTAAACAAAAGCGTTGTTTATTATCTTTCCATGTAACGTATCTGACATGTGTATTCAAATTTACATCTTCAATATCTTCGACTCTTTCATAATTTTTCAATTTTTCAGCCATAGAAGCATTAGTTTGTAAAGTATCAGTTAATGTTAATTCGGGACGATCATAATTAGATTTAGATAATTTTCTAGTAATTATTTTATTATGGGGAGAAGTATTCATAATAATATATATTATAATTTATATTTATATTAATATTTTATATAAACAATGGATAATTATACAAAATACTTAAATAAAAAACAAAAATTAAGGGTAGAAAATTATAAATGTATAAATGATATAGATTTTTTAAGTGATGGTATAAATAAAGGAGATAGAATTAAATTTATAAAAAAAAAAAATTTAGGTTTTAGAGAAGGAGGTATAATTGAAAATATAATTGATAATAATACGTTAGAGATAAAAAATGTAAGATATAATTTTTGTTATTATATAAATTGTGATAATAGTATTATATTACATAAAAGTAAAAATTATAAAAAAGATAATTCAAACAGAGAGGTATTTGAATATATATTAAATGGATTAAATAATAACACAATAAAAATAACAAAAAAAGTGTGAAAAAAAATATAAAATATTATATTTTAATATTATAAATATGGGTATTGGTTATTTTCAATTAACAGTTACAAGTGAGCAAGATAAATATTTAGTAGGAAATCCTGAATTTACATATTTTAAAGCAGTATATAAAAAACATACTAATTTTGCTAAAGAAACATTTAATTTAAATTTTGTAGGAGAAACATTTATGGGACCTAATAATAATTTAGGTAAAAAATTGTATTGTACAATACCAAAAAATGGTGATTTATTACATAGAATGTATTTGGTTTTTGATATACAAAGTGTAAATCCTATTGTAAATAATAATATTATAGATTCAATTAAGGAAAATGTATTACCACACATATCTATAGATGCGCAAGCATTAATAGAATCAATAGAAATAAAAATAGGAGATCAAACAATTGATAAACATACAGGAGAATGGATGCATATTTATAATGAAATAAGTTTAACATCAAATAAAAATGAAATGCTATGTGATATGATAAATACTAATATAAATATTAAAGAGTCGCAAATTTCTCAAAAGGATGGTTTAATATATATACCTTTAATATTTTGGTTTAATAGAAATCCAGGATTATCGTTACCATTGATAGCTTTACAGAATAGTGATGTGAAAATTGATTTGAAATTAAATTCGAGATCAAAAATTGATAATAAATTAATGATAGGAAATAATAATACAGGACTACAAATAAATAGTATATATATGTTAGCTGAATATATACATTTAGATAATCAAGAAAAATTATTATTTTCGTCAAAATCACATGAATATTTGATAGAGCAAGTACAATTCAATAATAATATAAATGTTCCATTAAAAAAAGTGGATATTCCGGTTGATAAACAATATAATGAATATCAACATAAATTTGAGATACCATTTCAGAATCCTATAAAAGAATTATTTTGGGCAATTCAAGACGATTTATCTAATGTAAATTCAAATGGTACAGAAGAATATAAAGAAAATGGAATCATAAGGAAACGTTATTCTGTTGGAAATCACATTTATAACTATTGGTTTAATCTTGATTATAATGATAATACTAAATTAAATCAAATGATTGATGGAACAATAACATTAAATGGTATAGATATGTTTGAACCAATGTCAGGAAATTATTTTAATTCTGTGTTAAAATATCAATATTATAATGGATATAATTATAAAAATTTGGGAAGTGAATTAATGAATAACGGAAATAGTTCTGAAACTATAAATATGAATTATAAAAACGGAAGCGGATTTTATTGTTTTTCATTTGCTTTAAATCCTATGGATTTTCAGCCATCAGGATCACTTAATTTTTCTAAAATAGATAAGGCAGAACTAAAAATAAGAGTAAGACGAAATACTACAACTCATCAACAGGCACAAATAAATAATAAATTAAATAGAGGCAATGAATATCTTAAACAAAAGATATTAAAAATATATGGTGTAAATTATAATATATTGAAGATAGTTTCAGGTCATGGTGGTTTAGCTTTTAATTAGAAATTAGTAATTATTTAATAATTAAAATATTTCTATTAATATATTAAAATATAATGTCTAATAGAAAAATAATATTAAATGCTATAGGACCTGAAGATAATTTTTTAACAGGAAATCCATCAACAACCTATTTAAAATCAAATCACCAAAATCATACCAATTTCGCTAAAAATATTATTAAAATATGTCCAACATCTGTTCAAAATATTACAAATTATAATTTTGGTGAAACAGTACATTTTGAAATAGATAAATCAGCAGATTTACTATTAAATATAACGTTAGAAGTTACAATTAAAGGCAAAGATTGGATAAATAATAATTTGGTTGTACCACAAACTATTTATAGTCTAATAGAATATATTGAAATTTTAGCAGATACAAAAGTTTTACAAAAATTAACAGGAGAATGGATATATATATATGATCAATTATATTCTAGAAATAATTCAGATAATAATATATTTGAAAGCAGATATGCCTCACATAATAATCTTATAGATGAATCTAAACATAAATTATTTTTAAAAATACCATTTTGGTTTTGTTTACATCCAGGATTATCTTTACCATTATGGGCTGTTCAACATGAAAGAATACACATAAGATTAAAATTAAAAGAAAAATCCAATATTTGCTTAGAATCACATAATAGAGATATTACTATAGAAAGTATAGAATTAATATCAGAGATAGTAGATTTAGATAAAATAGAAAAGGAAAAATTTCAAAATGATCAATTAGAGTATCTTATAGAACAGGTTGAATTTGGTGGTAGTAATCTAATTGAATCTAATTTTAATTCTAGAAAAAAAATAGAAATTGAAAGATATCCATATATTACTGAAATAATATGGATATTTTCAGGGATTGATTTTAAAAATAATAATTCTAATAATTTTAATCCCAGCAATTATTTTAATTATTGGTATAATTTTAATGGAGATCCATTATCGAGAATTGATCATACAAAAAATACTACAATATTATTAAATGGAAATGCTATGAATAATCGATTAAAGGCTTCATACTATAGAAAAATACCTAGATATGAATCACATAATACAATATCATGTAGAGATAAAAATGGTAAAAATATTATATCACCTAATTATTATTCATATAATTGTATTTACTCATACTCATTTTCATTTAATCCAAGAAATATTAAACCAGCTGGATTTTTGAGTACGAATAAATTTAATTCTATGCATTTAGATATTGAATTAAATAGTGCAAATTATGATAGAAAATTAAATATTTATATAAAAAGATTTAATATTATAAGAATCAAAAATGGTTATATAAATTTAGTAAATACCTAATTAATAAGCTAATTTTAAATATTTAGATTATATATTTAAAATTATTTTTTTATTTGTAATAAATTTTGTATATAAATTAAAAAAAAAATCTCACTATATAGTATAATCATAAAATGGGTGGTGGTTTAATGCAATTAGTAGCCTATGGTGCTCAAGATGTATATCTTACCGGTAATCCTCAAATTACCTTTTTCAAAGTTGTCTATAGAAGACACACTAATTTTGCCATGGAAGCTATTGAACAAGTATTTATGGGAAATGTTCAATGTGGAAAAAAAACTTCTGCAACTATTGCCAGAAATGGTGATCTTGTAGGTAGAATGTATTTAGAAATAGATTTATCTCTTGGTAGTGCTCACGATCAGACAAGAACTTTTGTAGATCGTATGGGACATGCTCTAATAGATTATGTAGAAATTGAAATTGGAGGACAAACTATTGATAAACATTATGGACAATGGATGGATATCTGGGCACAATTAACACATGGTCAAGAACAATTTCATCAATTATCAAGAATGTTAGGTGGATCACAAGAAACCAATGGTGTTGATCGTACTGATAATTTACCTGTATTTTCTAAAAATCCTGTTGATGATGATAATTCCTCAGGATTTATAGATACTAATGTTTCTGGAAATTCGACATATGGTATGAATAATAGAATGATGAAATTATATGTCCCACTTCAATTTTGGTTTAATACTAATCCTGGTCTCGCTCTTCCTTTAATTGCTCTTCAATACCATGAAGTTAAACTTAACGTTATGTTTAAACCTGCTTCTGCTATAGTTGTTAAAGATAGTGGTAATGCGCACACCGAAAAAAGTGATCCAGAATTAGCTAATGTATGCTTATTTTGTGATTATATTTTCTTAGATACTGATGAAAGACGAAGATTCGCACAAGTTTCACACGAATATTTAATTAATCAAGTTCAATATAATGGTAAATCTGTTTTGGCTTCTACAGAAACTACTGCTAATGTAGATCTAAGATTTAATCATCCATGTAAAGAAATAGTTTGGGTACTTCAAGATAGCAACAGAGAAAATCCCTCTATCAAAAATACTTATTCACCATGGAATTATAGTGCTAAAGGATTATCTGAACCAGCTCAAGATGGTAATAATCTTTGGACTGGTGGAGATCAAGTTTCAAAAGCGGTACTTCAACTTAATGGACATGACCGCTTCAGAGAAAGAGAAGGTACTTATTTTAGAACAGTTCAACCATATCAACACCATACTGGATTATTTGATAACAGTCAATCTTCTACATCACAATATAGCAAAGGTATGTTTTATATGTATTCTTTTGCTCTTAAACCTGAAGAACATCAACCTTCTGGATCATGCAATTTTTCAAGAATTGATAATGCTGTATTAACTATGACTGTAGCTAATTCTTCAGAAGCAAAATCTGTTAAGGTATATGCTACTAACTATAATGTTTTAAGAATTATGAGTGGTATGGGTGGCCTCGCATACTCAAATTAATTTGTATTTAAGAATATATATTCTTATTATTATAGTTTTTTTTTTATTTTTTATTGTTCAAAAATTAAAAAAAAAATCTCACTATATAGTATAATCATAAAATGGGTGGTGGTTTAATGCAATTAGTAGCCTATGGT